TTTTGTAATTGTTAATTCAGAATTTGCGAGATCAACTGATGCAATCTTTTCTACTGGTAAAGTTGCATAAAGACCATTGAATCCATATTGACGAATTCTAGGAACCATCAATGAGAATGTGTATGAACCATTTGCAACTGCAGAAAGGTTTACCCCTGCAATTGCTGCGGGTGCTGCTGCCAAAGTTACTGTCGTTCCATCAGCACGAATAGCACTTACAGTGTTGTAAGTTGGGGAAGCATCTCCTGTCTGATACTTGATAATGCTACCAACTTTAATTCCACTCTCACCATCTGCAAAGTTTCTTCCAGAAACTCTACCAGTATTTCCACCACTAACGACCAGTTGATCCTTTACACCAAATCTTTCGAGTTCTTGCTCATAAAGAACAGTATCTGCAATAAAGTTCGTATGCAATGAAGTATTCAATGCATCTGCATCTTGGAATACTGACTTAATATCACTGGTATCATAGATTGTCATTCCAGTAATAGCAGTTTTATACTGCTCATTTTCATTGATAATGACTTGCTCACCAATCAGGAATCTTCCTGAAGTTTGTGTTAAACTATAATCACTTCCATTGACATCTGAAAGATATCCAGTTGCTCCACTTGAAAGACCTCTAATATATGAAGTCAGAGGAACTTGATCAGTTTGATTATATGTATTGGCGAGAGTTAAATTGACATAAGTCTGAATATCATAAAGATAAAGATCCCAATCAGTTGAATTATCCTCATATGGAGCATCTGATACACCAAACCAATATACTCTTGCTTCACCAACTTTTGTAGTTAAACCTGCAGTACTTGCGTTAGTTGTGTTTGTATTTCCTCCAGCGTTTCTTCTTTCACCATATAATTCAATAATATTGCTATTGGTGCTGCCAGATCCACCTGCAGCAGTGTCGCCAATGTTTATATAAGGTGTGCCGTGAACATTATTGACTTTGACTAAACTACCAAGGGCAAATGGAATTAATGATCCATTTATCTTTTTGGTTGTTCTTGGTTTTTGTACGTCAATAACTGTGGAACCCACAAGATCAACATCATATCCTCTAACGTATGCGGTGCCAGCAGAGACTCTGACGCCCATCAAATCGTCGCTAGGTGTATTTCCTTGGTCAGTTACTTCGTCCTCTCTGAAGAGACCTCCATTGCCTGTCTCGTTGTTTAAAGTATCAACAACGTCTACAATAAAATTATCTACAGCATAGTTCCCAGACTCTTCGAAAGTTCTTTTTGCGAAGTAGTCTTTGATTAAATTATAATTTGATTTATTTTGTAACTTCTTGATTACTCCATCATCAACTCTTACCAGTTCTACGAAACTGGTATCTTCAATATCTGTAAGTAACTTCTTAGTTAAGTTTAAAGTAATTTTTAATCTATCTGCACCAGGTGCAGCATAGTTTGTAAATCCTTTTGCATTGTCATTTAGAGATTGATCTTGATCTGAGTTTACAATCTCTTCTATAATATCAAAACCAACTCTATATGACGGATTATTGTCATATGGATCAAGAACAACTTGTGAGTTTGGAACGTCTACAAATGTTCCTCTAATGAAGTAAACACCTTCTGCAACACCAACAGCATATCCAGTAGAAGCAGCATCTACTGCATTTAATGTAAATACAGTATCTCCAGAAACTATTGAAGTATTGCCATAAGTGACATTCTCTTGAAGAATTAATGTCTCGCCATCTTCAAATTCTACACTGGAACCATCAATGCCACCATCTTGATACTTGACAAATAAAGTAATCTCCTCTACGCCTTCTTCTGGTGGTAAAAGATATCCCTTTACCGTCGCATTAATTTCAGAACTTTGACCTTTTACTTTCGCACCTTTGCCGTTATTTGCATTTACAATAGAATCAAGATATACTGTAACGTCAATACCTAAGTGATCTGGATTTACCTTTACTGTTGTAAATGCATTGTCACATGTGATTCCACCAGGAATCACCATAGAACCTTCTTTGAACATGTGACTGCCAAAAGATTCTATCTGATTTTGTAGAATCGATTGAAGACCTGTTAATTCCCTAGCCTGTACTGGATATCCAGGTTTAAACAGAACCTTATAAAAATTATCTGCCTTATCAAAGTCGTCATAGTAAGGACTTACGTTTAAATTCGTCTTTTGTGGCATTTTTTAAAATTCCAGTATAATTTTGAGGTCTTCTTTTTGGCGTGCGTTTCTAGCAATGCTAGCTCTGTTGTCGAGATAAATTAATTGTCCCGATCCTTTATTTATTTCAGGAACCGCCATTCCACTGGTGAAGTTAACACCAAGATTAATTAATTTTGTTCCTGTTGGATTTGTAGTAATCCCCGCAAATGCTGTATCAATTGCTGCAGAAAAATTAGAAGTTTTTCCGCTGATTACATTTGATGAAGATTCAAAATTATATGGTCTTCCATTAGTGGATATACCAGTATAATCTTGTTGATCAAGAGTGGTCTGATTGTAAAATAGAGATCTATCTCTAAAATACTTCAGAACCTTTGTCTCAAGATCGTAAGACGCAACATAACCAAATGCCTTCCCTGTTCCATTTGCAACTACTTGCTCAATCTTTTCACCAATTTTTGGTGTTCCTGTAATTGATGAGAATTTGAAAGAACTGAGACCAGAGAATGTATTCTCTTGGTAAACATCATTCGTACCAACTTTAGTTGGATTCTTTATGATTCCAACTTGAGCAAAACTAGTGTCTACTGGGAAGTCTTTTGTTGAATCATCAAATCTTGCATAAACCAAAACCTTATCGGTTCCTAATTCACTATAAACATCAAATCCATGACCCTTTGAAGGTGGAATAATTGGCACTAATTTAGCACTAGTTCCTGTAGTGTTGGAATTAATTGATCCCAAATCTACAAGTGCGTAACTATAATCTTTTCCACCAGAAGTGACGACTGTATTGGTGATTTTACCACCTTCTACGTCAACTCTTACTTTTCCTCCAGTTCCATCACCAATGATATTCATTTCTTGACCCAAACCATTTGCATAGTTTGAACCAGATTTTTCAATGTATACCGTTTTAATTTGATTCTCATTGACACTAGAATCTGCAGATTCTCTAATAGATCTTATTTGAGAGTCTGTACTAGTTGCCCAACTATTTGGTACAGTAATGTATTCAGTCGAATCAAACTTGATAATGTCACTTGGACTAATAGTGAACAGATACTTCCAAATGTATCCGTCACCACTATCGCCAGCTCTTGTTGGTTCTAAATCGGTGAAAGTTGGTTCATCCTGAGAGACATTTCCTTTTGGACTATCTCCACTGGATCCGTTTTCAATACAAATATAAACCCTATAATCACTATTCATCACATAGTAATTTGCATCATACAATCTAGATGCATTTGTTAGTGGTGCTGGGTTAAGAATACTATAATCATCACGATACATTTCATATCTACTTCCAGCGACCCAATCAATTCTTCTAACCAGTCTTCTTACATTGGCAGAAGTTATCCTCTTTCCATACAAAACAACATCACCAGCATGACTATTGTAACTAATGCTGTCAATAGGTGATGGTGGGTTTGTATTCCAAGCAATGGTTCTACCGTAACCAACAACAGTTGGATTTGGTAGACCCACAGTTATATAATATGAGTTAGAAGAATTTTCTACTGACTCAACAAAATTGCTGGCATTCAGAATTCTAAATTGATCAGTAACAATTGCTGACATCGTTATCTTTTTTTATGTATTTATATCTGGTTATTGGATGTAGAATGGTAAAGAATTGTCGGCTTCAAGACTTACGCCATCGGCGCGTGGTTTTCTGGAACGTACTGCTCCAGTTTTACCTTCACCAAAGTTTCCTCTTCTTTGGATAGTTGGGAATGTTGATAATCCAGCATCTACAGTCAAACCAGTGACACCAATAGAAATTCCATTGGATCTATTGTCATAGTTATATATTCTTCCCCAAGAAAGATATCCAAGTGAAGTTGTCAATCCTGCTTGAAGATCATCAAAATTACCACTTTCAAGAATTCCAATTACTGGACTGTTTGAATGGACATTACAAATAATTTCTGCATTTGAAGCAAGACTTGTTATAGAACTTACGACATAAACGTTATCCAAGAATGTTGTTCCAATACCAACAACTGCAGAATCACTACTATTTACGGAGGTAACACCATTTCCAACGGTTGTGTCATAGATCATTACGGGATAACCTGCAATGAGATCTAATGCATCTGAAGCAACGTTTGCTTCGCCATTTAAACCGTAATCTGTCATTGCACGGAAGTTGAACTTAAGTGCAAGTGGGTGACCACCAACACCAGTAGTGGTGCTGATTCCAGTTATGATTCCACTAAATCCTTGAACATTTTGTACATTCGTTACAGTTTCATATGTTGGTCTTGGAATCTCTACAATGATACTTGGTGGATTTGTATTTGTATATCCAAGTCCAGAATTTGTTATTGAAACTGAAGTTACTTGACCATTTACAACTGTTGCAGTTCCAGTTGCAGTTGTTCCAACTCCTACACCAATTTCTTTTGGTGCTGAGAATTTAACATCAATAGTTGCTGTTGTATATCCAAAACCTGCATTTGTAATGGTGACGGCAGAAACTGTTCCAGCAGCAGAAACTGTAGCAGTAAATGCTGCAGAAACTGGTTCGTTTGAATCGACCATGAATGCGTCAAATGCGAATGATCCTGAGTTTAGATCAAGAATGATTTCGTCATAATCAAAGAATTGTGCATTATCTACGAATATTTCTGAAGAAGAAGGTGAAACATCACCAATAATTCTTGCAGTTGGGAATACTTTAGTTTCAAGTACAGGTCTAACTTTGCTAATGATATCACCCTTCACATAGATATCTTTCTTCTGTTTGATCCAGTCAAATGGTCTAAAGATATTATCATTTACGCCTGGACCAGTATAGATATCGGTTTCAACAATATCGGATCCAGTAATTTCTGTAATAGATCTTTCACGAAGTTGATCTTGAGTGTCATTATATGCAGGATGCTTTCTTACGAATAAGTCATCACCAACTTTAATTGTTTCAGTAGTTTCAACTTGAGTGACATCGACACCATCTATACCAACATAGAAGAAGATATCAATCTTATCATTTATCTTTGGTGCCTCACTGAACAGGAATGAGGTTCCTCCAGTAAATTGATATGAATATCCTGGAGTTTGCAGTACACCATTGACGAATATAACAAGAACAGAATCTAAGTCAATAGCAGAAGAGAGTGGATTATTTGGATCCAATTCGAAACTTAAGAGTTCTCCATTATAGTAAAGTGGGAATCTCTTTCTACTTCCATCTTGATATCCAAAGACGCTATCAATATAATCCATTTCACCGAATGACCAGGAAGCAAATCTATCACTAAATGTTTCCACAACTTCAAGTTGGAAATCGGAAACTGGTGCTGCAAAGTCTTTTGCAGTGACCAGACCAACTACCTTCATAACGTCGCCTGGTTGGAAACCATATCCAGATCTTGAAATCTTAAATGTGTCAATAAGGAACAATGTAGATCCAATACCAACACTAGTATTTGCTGATCCAACTGTCAGATTAAGCAGGAGGTTTCTTCCAACTTCTGTAGTTGCTCCAACACCAAGTCTGGAAACACCAACAACTTGCATATTCTCATAGTTTGGTTCTGGAATAATCACTGAAGGGTTTACATATCCTTGACCAGGATTTGTAATTGAGAATGATAAAGTTCCTCCAGCACCAACTACCGCTTCTATAACAGCACCAGTTCCAGCACCACCAGCAGAACCAACTCCAACACTAATTGTATTTGTAGTATATGTGGTAATTCCAAGTGTTGCTCCAGCAGCAGGATCAGTAGATCTTGGGTATGGTTGCTCGGTGAAGAAATCATCATCAGAGCAAGTAAATACCAGACCATCTGTAGCAATTCCGATAGTATCACTAGTGGTTAAACCATGATTTGGAATTGTTAGTTGAAGAATACCAGTATGTGAAGTAAACTTCGCTTTAGTTGGGGTGAATGGACCACCAGTACTTGCAGTAATGCTATTGGAGATAGATCTTACAAATCTGTGCTCATATGCTAGATCTGTAATTCCAATAGAAACTGGTGATCTATAACCAGATCCAAAGTTGAGATCGAAGAATCTTGATACTGTTCCACCAGATTCATATGTGTGAGCAATTGTGCTTGGTCCAACATTAATTGCGACACCTGTTGCAGAAATAATATTATCAACGTCTAAAGCATAATCATAATCTGGGAAGATTGTTGTTGTGACACCTGCATGTGCTGAAGAACAACTAAATTCAAGATTAGCAAGTTTTACTCTGTCACCGCCACGGAGATTGTGTGAATCTGTGGTTTCAATTTCAAGAATTCCAGTAACTTCATTATAAAGTGCTGTACTAATAGAAACTGAACCTGTGTAAGTATTGATTCCAATAATATTTGTAATTTCACCAGAAGAATTCTTCTCTGCCTTAACTTTTGCACCGACCAAAGGTGCATATCCAAGACCAGGTGTAGAACCCAGAGAAACAATCAAACCACCTCTTGGAAGTTGATTCTGGTTAATATCAAATTCCGATAAGATATAAGATCCGTCAACAGAAGTAATACCGGTGTAAACTACACTTGTAATGCCTGCAGTCGTGTCTCTTTCAATATCGTAGTTGTTTCCAGCGTTGTTATCTGTTGAAGGAGTCTGGAAAACACCATTGATAAACAGAATTCCATTTCCTGGTTCAACGCCAGTTGTATCAGCACCACCGACCTTAAGTGTGTATGTCTTACCAATACCAGTAAATGAATCCGAAATATCATCGAATATCATATTGGTATCGTAATTAGATCTCAAGAAAGTTCTTCCTGAGAATGAAGCAGTCACATAAGGAAGATTGCTCTCATTTCTTCTTGCTCTATTATTTCCTTTTGGTGGTTCAATAAAGAATACTTCATTCTTTACAATGTTGATAGCACCTCTGTATACTTGAACAGTAGATCCGTCCGTGTGTGATGTTGCTGCTGTTCCAACAGATCCTCTCTCAACAGAAACTGTTGGGAATGTTGCAGCAGCACCAGCAGCAATAAGACCATTGATTGGACCAAGAATTTCTCCGCCAGAGTTGGTGCTAAAACCAACTTCGACGACTTTCATATATTCTTCGTCAATTTTGAGAAGATCTCTTGGTTGAACCGATGAAATTCCACTAATATTGAAGGTTGAAATGCCTGCAGGGATTCCCCCAGCAAGATAGTGACCATTAAAGTCTAACTTGTGGTTGACAGGAGTAAATGTAATTGGTTGCTGTACAATACCATCAATTGCAATAACAGTTTTACTTAATTTCTTAGTAAATTCTAATTCATGGGCATTTCCAAGTCCAGGATCAGTAAAGGTGACAAAGATTCCTGCTCTTGCAAATTCAGGAGTTGTTGCTAATTTAAAAGTATCTGGGGTCAGTGCAATTGGATAAACTTTTTCTGGAAGTTTATCAGTGACAATTCCAAGATAATTTGAAGTTGCTCCAATTCCCATTGAAGTTTGACCAACTCCAACAAAAGTGGAGACTGGGTTATACAATACTTCTTCGGCTGTGTTAAAGAAGTGATCGGGAAGTGTAAAGAGACCAGTTGCATAATTTAATTTTGTAGTATCTGAAGGATCAAAGGTCTTCACATAAATTGGTTTTCCATTATGAGTAATTGGGAAGTTTACTCTATTTGCTCTCAGACCGTTCAATCCGTCAAATGCCGAAAGGAATAAAAGTTGATTGGAAGGACCATAAGAAAGTGCATTTGCTTGATTGTCAAAATCCATTTGTCTGTAGAAGACTTCATTGAAAGACTGAAGTTCTACATCATATGGAGAATCTGGATAGAAATTCAAGTAGAAATTCGTTCCTACAATTTCACTACCAAATGTTCCAAGACCACTTACATTATTAACCGCAGAGAATGGTCCTGGAGTAACAGTTACTTCAAGATCTTTTGCATTTGCCAGAATATTAACTTGGTGTATTGCAGAAGTTTCTCCAACCGAAACACGAACAATTGACGCGGCAGAGGAAATTGTATTAATATCAAATGTTCCTGCTCTTACAACATCAGTACCAAATCCAATGACAGATTCAAGTCTAGCACTTCTCTCTGTTCCTTCTGGTTGATTATTCAATAAGAATCTGTATGTTCCAATACCTGCAGTTGTGTTGCCAAATCCAACAATATTGGTTCTATAATCAAGTGCGTCAGTTTGACTGAAATTGCGTCCTCTTACAGAAACAATACCAGAAACAGAATCATAAGTTGCAGTTACTAATCCAACAGAAGAAGCACTGTAGGTTTGAGTATTGTGATCAAAATAGTACTCACTTACATAAGTATCAGATCCATCAAAGTCAACTACTGCTTCAATGTAATTTGTTTCTCTTGTAAATCTATTAGTAACCTCAATGTTTGCAAATAATCCTCTGAAGTCTGCGTCAGAAAACTCTGCCAGAGTTTGAATATCATTTCCACTTGGTACACTACTAACACCAACAAATGAAGCAACGAGATCAACACAACCTATTGATTGTGTTCCAATACCAGAGTTTCCTGCTGGAAGTGCTTGATACAGGTATGTTTTCTTTATAATCTTTATGTCGTGATCTGTTTCGTATGGATCTGTTGGTGTAAAGATGAGAGTCTTTCTTCCAATATCATCAATATCTGCACTAAAATCTCCAAGTTTTCTATTTGAGTATGTGGTATATTTTTCAAATAAGAAAATATCATTAGTTGAAGATTGTACAATAAGTTCTGATAATTGAACATCATCAGTGTCTGGATCAACAATCTGAATAACATATCTTACATGATTATCAACAAAGTCAATCTCCTCAATTTCGACGAAAGTATCTTTAAATCCTCTACTAGAGAACTTGCTACTAATATCGTCATGAGTGAGAACTCTATTTGTTCTGCATTCGATGTAATCGGTAAGTTTTCTGTTCTGAATTTGCAGAGCATTTGATTGTGGAAGACCACTGATTGAACTTACCCTTGGATCAACATCTACAGCATTATCAAAGTAGTTAACTGTGTCAACTCTTCTTTCATTGACAACATCCAGAATAACAATTGAAGTTGTTGATCCACCAAGACCAACAGCACTGGATGCTTCAGAAGTAACTCCAACGTCAGCAAAATTCTTCAGACCTGCTGGGTGAATAATACTGTTGACTGGTGCTGAGAGTTCATTCCATGTTATTGGACTCTTGATTGAATATGAAAGATTTTGATAATAATCATTATTAGGAGTTACTTGATAATCTTCACTAATCTTACCAATATCATTACTCCATCCAAGATCTAATCTTGAAGAATAATCAACGGTAAACTTAGATCTCTTTCTATCAACAGAAGTTACATCTGCAATAGCGCCACTATTGATTCCTTTAATTTTATCACCTTTCTTAAGGTTATATCTTCCTCTAACCTTAATATAATCTTCTCTTACCAGGGAGACAAAAAGATCTTCTGCACGGAATCCAGTTCCAGTATTGACGAACAGTTTCTCATTATCGGAGAATACTGCTCTCTTCTGCTTAATATTGATAATTGGATAATTCTCTTCATTTACAATGGTTGCATATCCAGACTGATATGTTTTTGCAATACCAGCGTTAGTTGTAAGACCAACACCAGTATCATCAACAAGTTGGAATGTCAATGTTGCAGGACTTGTATTTGCAAACTGTGTAACTTTGAAGAACTTATAATCATAGTTTTCAGAGTTAAATCCAGATCCATCTGGAGACGACATTTCAATACCTTCAACAAATATTCTGTCATCAACAGCAAATGGAGGTGAAGTATAACCAAGAATTGGTGTTTTAAGGACACAAGTTGCAATACCAGTTGGTCCACTGACCATAGAAACAATACCAACACCATTTGAATTATTGATTGCAATAATCTTATGTGGTTCTGATTCCAATCCGTATATTGGTGCTAATTGCTCAATTTCTGAAATTGCTCCGTTTGGTGCATGTGCAATAAGTGTTGTTGAATCTACTACTTCTTTCTTAGTATCATTCCACAGTAAAAGATTTGGATCACTCAGATATCTTGCACCACCATATTGAATATCAATCTCTTCGATCGTATCTAAATTATCAATACTGACAATGGGTGGAACAAATGCTTCTGGTCTCAGAGTCTTGTCTGCAGAATAATCATATCCAATATCACGGAATCTAATCTTATTGATTCTACCAATAGAAGTGGAGACACCAATAATGTTAGCATTGACACCATTTACAGTTGTTACGTCTTTGAATTTTGGAAGTTTATCAAAGTTAAATCCTTTAGATATTACCTTAACTTTACTGATACTTCCATTCAGAGCAGTGGCAGACTTTGTTGAATATGTAAGAGAATCGCAATCTTCATCATTATATCCTAATACATTTGGATATCTGTATGGAGATATCTTAAATGTGTTATTAGAAGCAGTTGAAATACCAAAGACACTATATGTTCCATTATATTCACTATCAATATAGTCAATCTCAGAATAAGATCTTACGTCAGTATCTGCAGTACTAATATATCCGCCTTTTTCTAAAGCATAATAAAGTTTGGAAGGAACGCTTTCGGAATATCTTAGAGTCAAAGATGCATTTGACGCTGTTCCAAAACCTACACTACCAAGACCAACAACATTAAATTCTCTACTATCAGAAGAACTAATATATTCGTTTATGAAATTTTTATCTCTGTAGATCTTTAACTGATACCCTCTTAGAGAAGTATCTTGAAGATTGAATTGGAGATCACTGTTTCTTACGACAGATATCTTAGGATTAATCGCTGAAACATAATGATTTACTCCACCAGTCGCTGTGATACTTACAGCATTTTCTGTACTTGGGTTTGATTCATATAATGTTTCTGCGAGTCTGAACTTACTGTTACTATCTTTAATAATATAGTATGAACCAGTGCTCAGTCCTGCAGCAACTTCCGTGCTTTCGTAGAAAACTTTGTCACCAGTTTCATATCCATGATCTGTATATGTAAATGATCCATCAACAATGCTAATCGAAGTTGAGTTGATACCCAGAGGATTTACAAGTATCTTCTTCTCACTACTATTCAATTTTATGTTGAGTGCTGCAGTTGTCCCAAATCCAACGACAGTATTGGGGACAACAGTCAACTTAATTGAATCACCATTCTGAAGACCATGTGTTGCAGAAGTACTGACGGTGGTCGTAATTCTATCAACATCGCCAGTGATTTGCTCTCTATTGGTCTTTAACAGATATTCTGCATTATCAGATCCGTCACTGTAGAAGAACAATCCTTCAGTTGATGTTGTTAAACCAACCTGTGTAGTCAGACCAATATAATTTTGACCTTTGTTAATTGCATAAACTTCACTTGTAAGTGTGAAATTATCTGGAATGTAGAAAGTGTTTATATTTAAATTATTGTCACCAACAATCAATGAATCTACACCTGCGGTGGTTGTCTTTGTGAATGTTAATCTCTCACCAGTTTTGAATCCATGATTTGGAATGTAGATTGATCTGCAGGGAACAGAAACGCTAAATGTGGTGACACCAACCTGAGATACTTTTTCTACTGCACCACCTACAGTGGTTCCAATTCCTACAGATTCTACTGCATTAAAATAAGTTAACTTATCTCTTTGTGATTCAAACTTCCTAGTCTTTACAGGTAACTTGACTCTATCAGAACTCAAGTTGAGTCTACTTCCAAATGAGTGAGCAACACCCGCTGAACCAAATCTCTTTACTCTCAGTACACCATTTTCAAAATCATTTAGAACTTTAACAACCTCTGTACCACTTGAAGATACAATGGTTATAGAATTTCCTATAGATACTGTTCTAAATCTTGAAGATACAAAGATATCCTCATCAATTCCACCAGTGATTGCGGAATAAGAGGTCATTGTACCTGCCAATCCAACAGATTCTGTGGTAAATCCAATCTTCTTTGGACCTGCAAGGAATGGTACTGATGTTGAAAGACCACTTACAAGAACTGTATTATTGTTGTTTAAGTTAAATCCATCTAGAGTATATGCAGAAACTTGAGTATCATTATCCCAAACAAATACACAATTTGAATTTCTTTCCAGTTCTGTAGTAATTGAAGATATGCCAGCACCCTTCAGTTCTTCTACCAGACCTCTCAGTCCAGATCCATTAGCATCCTCAAAATCAAAGTTTACTGCATCGCCAATAGAATATCCTCTTCCACCGTCAATAACTTTAATTTCATCAACATCTCCTTGAGTAACTGACTCAACAATTGAGAGTTGCTCAAAACTTTCATAGGATTCGTTTATGAAATCATAATCAGCATCTGGATCATTAACTTTATATGGGAATGTATTGCGGGAAAGATTTTGACCATTAAAATCAAACGTTTGATCTAAGACAGCATTGTCTTCAATAACTTTTGATTTAAATGTGTTACCAACAAAGTATGGATAAGAGGGAACAAAATCTGGTGAAATTGTGCTTGTTGTAACACCAGCAAAATATGCATAAACTCCATTTGGAAATTCTGGAGTCTTACAGAATCTGCCGTTATGTGAATCTAGATCTCCACCATTAGTATACTGATAATCTTCTATAAAGAATCCTGGTTCAAATGCTGGTCTGTCAAATACACCTGCTGTTTTTAATTCATATCCAGGTCTTACTTTAATGATACCAGACTGAATATTATTTGCCGTCTGATATCCATATGGTCCATAAATTGGATTTCCATCATATGCCCAACCAATAATTGGTGAGTGAGATCCACTAAGATTTTCATAGTTTGCGGCAAGATCTTCCGAATAACCATAAATTCCATAAACTAGTGAGTTTTCTTCAGCATTTTTATAGAGGTTTGAATAAATCTTAGTCGATTGTGTCGCAGATATCTTTCCAAATCTGAATGCATCATTTACATTAAGACTTCTGACGCGAGTATCAAATATTGCACCAGATCCTCTTGGGTCAACATATATTGAAGTTGTTGATGAACTATACCCAATACCTGGATTGATTACGATAACATCGTCAACTTTACCATCAATAATAACTGGTCTGAGAATAGCTCCTGTTCCACCAGATTGATCTTCAATATTAAGTTCTGGAATGGAAATATATTCAGAACCTTTATTCAATACTTGAACATCTACAATTCTTCCATTTGAAATGATTGGATTTAATTGTGCGTTCTTACCTTTGCTGATCGAAATGATTGGTTTTTTGTGTAAGTTTAAAGTAGTAGATCCATATCCACTACCAGATTCATACAGGTATGCTCCAACAATTTCTCCAGTAACAATTGGAGTAAATTTAAATGTCCCGGTTGTTGCACCAAAGGAAACATTAGCAGTTACTTCAATTTGTGGATATTGGAAAATGTGATATCCACTTCCAGTTGAATCAAATTTAGTATATTTTGATTTTGTTAGATCTTGTTTATAAGTTCCAGCAACACCAACATTTACAAGTCTGAAACTATCAGAATCTAATCTCTGAATAGAGTATTGATTTAATGTGGATAAACCAACGATACTTGTTCCTGAAGACTCATAAGTGACGATCTCTCCAGTTTTAAATCCATGATCCTTGAATGTGACTGTATTATATTCTGTAGAGATTCCGGAAGATCTTACTCTAAGTTTTCTATAAGCATATCCAGACCCAGAATTTAATACCTTTACACTTCTCAGATTATTTTGAGATAGAGTTCTGAATTTGTGAATGCCACTGGCGGTAGTTGCTACAGAAAGACCGATTGTATTAATTCCAGTTGTTCCGGAGAAAGCATCTAACTCATTTTTGAAGAGTCTGATCGTACTTGTGTTTACAAATCTAACAACATATTCGTCACCACTAACCAAAGATCCTGTAGCAGTATTTGTTGGATCATATGCAACACCAATGGAAATTGGATCATTTCCATTTTGATTGTAAATTATACGTTGACCGTCACCAAGATTATGAGGTTCTAAGAACGTAATTGTTTCGTTCGAAATGTCAATACCACCACCAAGAGACAGTTTGCGACTGTCAAATGACATTTCTCTAAATCTTTGACCTACTACTGGTTCTAATGAACAACCAGATCCATTTCCACCAGTAAGAGATACTGAAAGTAATTCTTCAAAGTCAAAATCTTGTGGGTCAATAATAATACTCTTTACATTACCAACAATAATTGGATCAACATATGCTGTAGATCCAGCACCTGCGGAAATTGTAATATTTGGTGGATTGACTATATCATATCCACTTCCACCATTTAAGACTTCAAACTTTTCAATAGGTCCATAATAAATCTTATCTGAAGAATTTGGACTTGTAATTTCTACACCGTCAACTAAAATACCGATGTTGGATACAGATCTTTCACTACCTCTTTCATTTTCAAGTGATTGATTTAATGGGAACTTTCTAACAATCTTCTTAGAACTGAGTGTTCTATTCTCATGACGCCTTAGAGTAAAGTAATGTACTCCAGGATTGTTATTTTGACCTAATCTAATGCTCTCATTTCCGGACAAGAGTGCCTTTGAGGCATAGAGTCTGATCTCATTTGCTGCTACAAGTTTGACAAAATATGTTTGACCAGAATCTAATCCAGATAAAGGATTTGCTGCAGTATATCTGATCTCATCACCATCTCTAAAATCAACTGGTGAAGAGAATTTTACAGTTCCATATGATTGGAAGAAAGAACTATAGTCGCCAAGACCATTAACAGTTCCATCTGGAAGTGTAGATTCGAGAATATTATCTACAATAGTATATCCTGGTAATGAGTTTGAAGCGACATATGCATAAGTATCAGTATCATCACTGTAAACATTTAAAGCATTTGCAATATAAACGTCATTTCCAATTGTGATAATAACACCAGAACTCTTTGCCTTTACAAGTTTTCTTCTAATACTATATTCAACATTCGGTAATGGTACAAAAGAACCTGTATTAGAAAGAGTAACTTCTCTTGAAGAGGCATTTATACTAGAGACTTGTGCATATGAAGCATTTGAATTATTTGGATCTGGTACAACTACAATATTACTATTGCCAACAAGAATTTCAACAAAGTCACCTACTTTGAGGCTAGACTTATCAATTTCAGAGAATAAGGTGAATACTGACGATGAGATTGATTGTACTTTAAATCTTGCACTAGTATTGTAGATCCAAGAATTAGCAAAAACTTGTTTGAAAGTTTTATCACCTGCTGGATTGTCAATAATCTCACCAACATTTCTAGTCGAAATGACTTCACCCTCTTCCATAAGAGGAATATCTGACAGTGCTTTAAATCCAGAAAGAACACCAGTGATTCTTAAATCACATCTCTTTTCAGTATCACCATTTTCATATCCAAAAATAGTTTCATCTGCTCTTATGAGATCTCCGAGTTCTATTTGACTAGTTACTCCAGTGCAACCATAAAACTGGTTTATGCTCTTTGAGGTGTACTTAATTACATTACTACCTGAGATAATTGTCCCAGATTCACTAAATCCAATTGTGGAATCTACACTAATAACAGAATCATTAACACTAACTGGTTCTAAGCATCTTGAAGCGCCAGGAATAGTAAATACTCCCTCTACAAGATCTCTGTCGTTGTAACCTACAAAGAGACTGAGTTTATAGAACGTTTGATTATTTCTGGTAAAAATCTCAATTTCTGATACCGATGCATTTGTATTCAAATCATTTGACTTGAATATTGTTTGACCTTCCAATCCAAATGGATTACCAGAAATATTTTCTGCAACAACAACCTCTCTTCTGATATATTCTGCAGAAGAAGGTTTGATTAGGCGACTTTCAAGATCCAGTACTTCAGCATTTACTCCATAAAGAACCTTGAACAAGATTCTAATGGATTCTGCAATACCTTTTGACTGATAGAAGTTTCTTGCATGTTTAATAAAGTTTCCAACATTCAAGTCGGAAACAAAATCATACTCTTCCAGTCCTGGTGTAAAAGTTTTCTTAAGTTTCTTATAAAACTCTTGTAAGAACAATACACTCAGATTCTTTACTGTTGCAGATTGACTATGTGCAGCAGCAGAGGTTTGAGAGAAAACAATATTTTGCTTGTTTACATTACTAAAGACGCTAGAAATTCCTACATCATATCCACTAATTCCACTAAATCCACGAATACAACCAGTGAAAGTAGTGCCTGTGATTCCAGTGTAAGTAATGATCTCATTGCCAATTTGCAACAGACCATATTCCTCAGGAAATCCCTTTGTCGAAGTAACATTAATTGTGGTATCGGATTGAGATACTGCGGATGTGAGAGATACTTCTCCCACAACAACTTCTGGGATAAGATTATCGAGTTTGATATAACGATCTAAATTATCAACAAGATCAACATTACCACCCTGATGCTCTAAAGACAGATAATACTGTTTAAAAAATTCTACAGCTTTTGGAAAATCTGCAACTAAAAATTCTGGAAGTTGGCTCTCAATAATTTTATTGAGTTGCACTCTCTTCTCAAAATGCGACATATTTTATTTCCTCTCTAGAGCTCCGTTTGAATAACTTGAAGTATAGTAATCTCTTGTGAAAGACACGCCAGAAATATCTTCACCAGATGCAATTACATCTTTAACCATATTTATTGAACTATTGGGAACGCTGAACGTCAAATATAGATCCTTAAGACCTATAACATCATTTGATTCTGGGTATGCTTGAATCTCAATAATGTTGTTTGGTCTTTGAGTACTTGTGATATTAAGTGTGTTGAGTATGATCTCACCTTTAACATAATCAACGGTTCCTGCCTCCTTAGCAACGACAACTCTATTTCCATTAGAATCTAGTTTAACCAATGAAAGAATTCCCTTTTCAGCACTTACAGTTCCTGGTCTGGAAAGGAATACCTGTGACGCTGCAGTAGCATTTGATACTCTATTTCCACCTGCTGTAATTTCTGGTGCGTCTGTAAGGTATACGGTTGATGATTCTCCAGCAATTGTGAATCCTGTAGATTTAATGTTGTACCCGTTGACATTTACATGGAACTTATTACCAAAACAAAGTTCGTATTGTGCAAACTGATTCAACAATGCCTTCATATCTCTTCTAATTTTCACCTTTGTGATATTAGAAGTAATTGCAGAGTCAACTCTATCAATAAGTTGTAAGACTTTACTGTATTTGAATCTTCCACCAAAGCGGTTCATGTCAACATCTTGAGAATATTTGGTAAGAGAATCAATAACGTTGGTTCTCAGATCATCAACATTTGTAACTTGGGCATTGTTGTAGTAAATGAAGGAGTCAATTTCAACATAAAGAACCTTAAGGTCGATAATTTTCTGGTTGATTCCAGCAATTGAGTACTGTTTGATCTTGTTTAAAATATTTTGCTTATCAAAATCAGAAACATATGTACCATTTTTTGGTTTGATACTGATTTGTACCGTACCAAACTGTGGTGGGGACAATTCTTCTCCACCAACTACTGCAACTGATTCTGTATTTGGATAAATTGAAGCAATGATTGCCTCATAATCCCTCGCTGTAACCGCTCTGTATTGCGCTGAGTAGAGTCTTGGAGCGAAATACTTGATAGAGGACACATTCTCAATTTCACCGCCATTCATTGCCTTCTGAATGGTCGTTACGGGAACTGACGCAGTAGGAATAACGCGAACATTTGACTGATCGAGGAAATTTCCTTGGAAATCAAAGACCGAAGGTCCATTTCCAGCGTCACCATCAGTAATAATGTATCTTACTGTGATAACAGCATTATTTTCTAACTCTTTACCGAAGTATCCGTCACCAAACAGAAGTTCATAACGCTCATCTTGAACTTCTTGTATTAAAAAGACTTCAGAATTTTTGTCAATGTTTAAAATATTGTCAATCTTACTATATTCTCTTCCTAAACCGGTATCATTGATACCTTTGACGTATACAGTAATAGTTGAGGTGTCAATATTTGGATTATCAAGAACAAATCTCTGATCAATTGACGTATCAACTAAAAATTGCCTTGAAAGTAGAGATCCTTGATAGATTTGAATTGGTGCTGCTGCTGATCCAAACTGTGCCACACCATTTACTACTGCGGCAGTGACATCTTCTGGAATTGAGAAGCGATATGAAGTGTTATCTTGCCTTCCAATGCACACCAGACCTGCTTGGAGGGTGATAAAACCACTACTGGTAGTGGTAGGAACACTAAAAGTTACGTTTGCCTTAGAGGCGCTTCTAGAGCGTGGTATGTAACCTATGTTTCTTGCTAATGAAACCACATTTTCACGAACTGTTGCCCCATCCAAGAAGGATTCGTTGACAACCAGGTTCGCATTAAACGCATTAATGTAAGTATTATACGCAAGAGTATCGATCAGAACGGAAAAATTCGACCCTTCAAAGTCAAAATCCGTGAAATTTGAATTTGCACGGAGATAATCCTTGATTTGAGCCTTGATTTGATCGAAATCTAGGTTAGTAAACTGTGTAAAAGGCATTTTTTATCGCGTCGCCTCTAATATGAACGAAAATGCTTGGGTTGGTAAATCTAAACCTACAATATCGAAGTAAACATTTACGTCAAAACTATTATTATCGGGTTGTGGATTGACTTTGACGAGTAAATTTTCGACTCTATCCTCATAAAATTGAATAGTTTCCCGTATTTGCTCTTCAATAACACGACTTGAGGCAATATCCACGAAATCAAAGAGACTTCTACGAATATCAGACCCCAAGTCTGAGTTAAAAAATCGTTCTGTAGGAATGGTTTCAACCAAATTACGCACAGATCTAATGATTGCACGCTCATTAATCAAGACAGGAAGGTCCTTTGTCACAGGATGTGGGTCAAATGCAAAACTAATATCCTTAAATGCTCTTGAAACCCTTCTGGTTGCCATTGAATAGGTAGATTTTTCTGAATTTATTTATAGTACCTACTCAGAAATCTTCCCATAATAGGGTTCTGTACCATAATCCCAGTCATCATAGTCCTCGTCATTGCGAATTCTTTCATGAAGTTCATTCTGAGTCCTAAAATCATGTTTTTTAGGTGTCAAATCGTCATTTGCAATCTCACGAAGCATCTTTTGGTGCTGATGATTACCTAAATTGTCCAAAAAATCATGTTGTGCAGTCATTTTTTCGTCCTTATAGTAGTCTGTGACGAGTTTAGTGGTTCCCCACATCTCATACATGTAGTCAGAATTTCTATCGACAGGTGAATTGCCCATTTGAGTTCCTGATTTACAGCGAAATCAGAACTTTTAGAGGGGTTGCTATCCCTTATCTCTATTTATTCTACCTCAAACACCCTTCAAACGGGTGCCTTGGACTAATCTTTCTCTATCAGCAAAGGTCATACCACGTGTGCTAGGTGCTGTAGAGAGTGCCTGACGTGCTGTAGCGTCTCTTTCAGTTCTTGCTTTATGAACTCTTTTACCTACAGGTGTTGCAAGTTTAGTCGCTGCCGTAACTGCCATTGCAGGAACTGCTAAAGGACCCATTCCAAGACCAGACATACCAATTTCGCCAATGTCTCTTACAGGACGAGGTAATTTTTGAATCACTTCGTCTGCTGCTGTCGCTGCTGTTATTCCTCTGACGGCTCTACCAAGACCAGTACGTCCAATAATTGTTCTGCCAATAGGAGTATTAGCGGCACGTCTTGCTGTGTTCAGAAGAATATTCTCATCCAACTGATATGCTTCTGAACAAAACTGATTAAAGGTTTTCATTATACCAATCTTTTTAGGTATTTATTAAAAAAGGGAGAGTCCGAAGACCCTCCCTCAACATATCAACCTTTACCTTGTCCCCGATAGGGTTTACGCGCTTTATTGCGAGAAGACGCGGCGTATTTCGTTCCACCCCCAGCTCCTTGACGAGATTTCTTAGGAGGTCCCGGAATATAAGAGCTCTTGTTCAGACCGACTTTTGCTTTTGCCATAATGTTTTAATCCTTTTGAATAATTTGAGTTTCAAGTTCCGAAGGGTTTGGAGAGCCCGTCTCATAAAACCTCTGAGACAGGTCCTCCATTGTATCGAAATATTCCTCCTCAGTCAAGTGTTCATAAAGAACTTTGTTGTGGTGGAGTATTGTATACAACTCTGCCATTGTATCAGATTACGCGAGTCTTTTCGTGTCCGACGCGAACGCGAGGATCACACCAAATCTCAAATCCTGCTGCAATTGCATCCAGACAGAATGATACATCCTCTCCACACATATCCTGTACTTCACCAGATTCAAAGACTTGCATCTTTGGAGCAAACCAAGGATACTTCATTTCACCATGTTCAAATACACCGTTCTTAATCAACAACCAACCAAATCCAGTGTAGTCAACAGTGAAAGGCTTCTTACGCTTAGTAATGCTATCACCAGTTTCATGATTCATGACTCCACCATTATTACGGAAGTCGTCTTCTTCTAACCAGTGTGCTACAGAAGTCGTATGCCCGTCTTCCGTCATATACCAACCTGCTGCGATATCTTTGTCCATCAAAATTAATTGATAGAATTTCTCAGTGTTAAACACAATATCACTATCAATCCACAACTGATAATCATATTTTAATTTGCCGTCCCATGGTTTTTGATCAGGTCCACGCAGTACGTTCGCTCCCAGACATTTACACCTTGCAAAATTAACCATGGATGAGTAATCCTGCGAGATCTGGATACTTGCTCCAGACTGTACAAGATCAAAACAGAGTTGTACAAAGTTCTTCAAAAATGTGTAAGAAACATTGCGTCCAGGTAGACAGAATACAATTGTCTTACCTTTGACCATTTCTCTAGCGAGTGCAAAGTCCCATTCTTCTGTTGCTTCTTTCTTCACAACGGGCGACGTTGCCTTTACTGTAAATCCTTTTGCCATAACTTAATCAAGTTTGAATTTGAATCGATTCATTCAGAATCATAACGCATTATCTATAAGAAGTCAATTGGTATCAATCTCTCTTGACTTCAGTAATTACGATACAGTCCCCCTCAACCTCCATATTCACCTCTGTGCCCTCATACCACCCGAAATCATTGAGAATCCACTCAGGTATCGTAACATAATACTCACCAGTTACTGGATCGACCTCTACGGTTGTAAAATTTTCTCCGGGATTTTTTTGCATTTCGGGTATTCCAATTTCCATTTTTGTTTTATATAGAAAAGTTGAGAGTTATATAAAGAGCTGGCGAAAGCAAGACTTTATAGCTTACTGGGACCCATCGATTTTAGCCACACGCGCCGCCAGGGGCGGACGCGGGGCACGGCGGCACTGCCTACCACGCACCCACTGCCCCCGTCAACCCACCGTTACAGTCAGTAATACAGACTGCGGATCACCTCATTAACCGCCAACCCGTCGATCGCAGGATCGTCCCAGCGGCAACCGTCAGGGGTCTCAGTGCTGCCACAATCGTAGAGCATTGCTACCAGGTCCTGATAGGTGCCACCGCTGCGGGCGGTTGCCTGCGCTTCGCTATAGAGTCCCTCATCGTTCTGAATCCAGAGGGTGACGTTCCAGGTCTCCCAGTTTGCCCAACCGTTGTAGGTAGCAGTGGTCATGTCGTTTCGTTTGAACTGATGTAAGTATAAGGGGGGATCACCCCCACAGAGTCCAATCGGGGGACAGTTCGTCCACTGGTCCCAGTTCGTCCACACTGTTGACAACGGTATCAG